CGCTGCGCTATTTTGTTATTGAGGGAAAACTCCAGCCTGTCTGCAACAGGCGAGTAACCGCCTACAACCAGATTGGCCGCAAGACAAACGGGGGGCTTGACCGTGCTGAAGACCGGCGGCTGAGGCGATCCATCTATTGGAGAGACATAGACGCCTCGGAAGTCCCATCGGAAGAAGCCGTACTTGCCCACCTCCCACTTTAGCGTCCACGTTCCCCGGCAGCCTACGATCTTCCGGAAAAGCGAGTCAACATATCCATAGATTGTAATGCTGGGAAACGTAACGCTGCTCGGGTGGTAGAGAATGTGAGAGCCTGGACTGATCTCTTCCTCCATACCGCAAGCCTTCAGGAGCTCCCCCTCCCATCCCCATGCGGGTAACGCTCCGGCAATTCCCGTTCCCTTGATTTCGGTCTCGAAGGTTATTTGAACGTACCTGCTTCCACGGCCGAATTCGAGAGGAGAGAGGTCAGGCCTAAGGTAGTCCCTTTCCAGGACCTCCCCGATAGGTCTTATGGCAACGTTTCGGACCAGCAGGGCATTAGTGGTTGCGGTCGGCGAAGAATCCGCTCCATATTCGGTCTCTGTCTTCGCCAGCAAAACGGTCTTGCGTGTCAGCATTCTTTCTCTCCAATGTCGGGCAAGGTTTCCAGCTCTTACCCTGCTTGCTGTAATAGCGCCTACAGAGCGAAACGGCAGGATGTTCTGAACGATATGCCGTAGACTGCCATTTTTTCATTGCCGCTTATCGCTTCTTCGCTCAAGGGTGTAAGGGGGTCTATATTCAAACCGCAAGAATGATTTGAGAGCGATATCCGTATGTCTTCGAGAAGCTCATAGGCGCCCTTATGGGGCCCCTGGCCGTGGCGCGCCGCAACATCTCCGCGCAGGTTTTCGACAACGGCGATAATGGTGAAAAGCATCTCGCGGTCTTGAGCTCCGCTCATCTTGTGGCTGTAACTTCCTCGATCGTAAACGACGTATACTGCAGGTGAAAGCAGAGGCAGACAGCAGTCGTTTTCCTCCAAACGGGAGGAAAGGAATTCTGCCATGGAAGCACAGGTTTTGAGATAAGACATGCCCGATTTCAGTTGCGCGATAATGGCGTCTTCAATTTGAACAACCGTATACATGCTCTTCTCTCCTGAACTTCAAAAGCCTTCCAGGGTGGCGCGGTCAAAGATACGTGCGGGATTACACCCCGAAGTCGCTGCAGCATCCGAAGCCGGCGGGTTGCCTTCCGGATCTTCATTTCCGAGTGAAAACCTGCCGAGTGCAATCTGCTCCAAAAAACGGATCGTATCCCTGTAACGGTCCCTACGGGCTTCGGGAATTCGATCCCTGCGCGCGAAGAGATTGTAAATGGCGATGTCGACGGAGCATTTCCGAACAATTGACGGGACCGGGTCGAGAGGCGTCCTGTGGCGGGCGCCGATATAGCCGTTCACCTCCTCATCGGCATCTGTGACGGCCTTGGCAACGCGCAACGTATTGACTGCTCCGAGCCCTTCGTCATCCGTAAGTTGAGTGAGCCTGACTTCATCAAGTTGGTCCCTTATGTCGTCCAGAGTGCAATAGGGCATTTCAGATACTCCCGTTTCTGAACGGTGATCAGAGGTCGGAAATCGGAGATCGGAAGTAGGGGGAGAGGGGGTGGAATTCCCCGATACTCAACCTTTGTCATTCGATGTCTGTTTCCGACGCCCGACCACCGATATCCGTCTTAGGCTCCGGTGCTTCCATAGGCCAACTGCCAGAAACCATAGCCTCCTGCTGCGCGGGCCTCGGCGCCGAATCTGAACTTCCTGCGCATGAAAACGTTGTCCGAGCTCATATCCGTTTGCTCTACGAAGCCGGGGGCCTTGCGCTCCTGGTATATAAAGGGTTTGACCGGCTTGGTAGTGTCGAGGAGAAACCAAGCCGTATCGCTGGTAAGGCGGGCGTCTACAACAAGCTCTGCCGTCCCCTTGTAAGGGTTGGGTTTTCCGTCTTCGAGTCGTTCATTGGTGAGCAGGGCATTTGCGGTATCCTCGAGTGAAGGGGGAGCCAGCAGAATGTTTGGGGTGATGTTGAGCGGGCGGCCTTCGTCATCCTTGAATTTCTTCATTGCCGTTCGTGCGGCCCCATAGCTTGCTTGAGCCTCTGCCAGTGTGGCGACGGAAAGCGCTGCGGAGCCCTTATTGCTGACGTTTGCTCCCGACGTCGGGTGGTCGGTGTCGAAAAAGAACTGACCATCATAGCAAGTATTTGCGAAGCCGCCATTTACCAGAGCCATTACGATCTCATCCGGAAGCTGCTTTGCGCTGAATCCGGCCATTTGAGCCTGTGGAGCATAGATGCCGAGGTTGTCGTCCTCCATGTCGTTCCGGTCGACTTCGATGGTTGCTTCCCAGTCGTCGTTTATGATGGTGTAGTTGAAGGCTTCCAGCGATTTCACCGCCTTGTCGCCAATCCACTTGCGCATGCGCGGGAAGTTGGACAGCCACTTGTAGTCGTTTTGCCCCGACCCGCTCGGCACAAGCATTGCCACTTTCGGCCATACGGAGGGGGCTGCATCGAAAGCGCGGTTGAAGGTGGTCATGAGGTTTATGAAGACTGCTCCCAAGGTTTGACGGTTTACTATCATGAGACTACTCCTTTCGTAAATATTGATGGGTTGATTCTATTATTCTCCCCTTGAGGGGATTGGCGTCAACTTAAGGGGACGGCATAGGGATTGTGTGGACGGGACCTATCCCCAACCCCCTGATCTCCTGGGACTGATGTTGTAGGGGCGGGGTTCATCCCCGCCCGCACGGGGTCGCATTTTGCCGCCTTGGCTTGGGCGGGGATGAACCCCGCCCCTACGAAATCATGATCCTTGCCAAGTACTGCATACTCACATCCGCTAATAGACCCAGACTCCGTCCGCTTCGATTCCGAGCACTATGCCGGCAGCGGAGCGGGAGCTTGTTCCATCGGTTTTGGCCACGGTTTCATCGTCAACGATGTAGCAGATCTTCCCGAGCTCGGCCTGTGTAAGGGCATCCGAGCTGCTGTTCTTCCACTTGAATGCTTTTCCTCTGCGGACAAGCGCTGTCTTATCCCCGTTGGCTCCGCCCGTATTGTCCACGTACCGATCCGCCCTACCGAGATAGGTCAAATTTGCTGCCATCGATCCCGGGGCCGCGTAGCCGGATGCATTAGCCACGACTATAGCTCCCGCGTAGATTACTGCATTGGCCGCAACGGGAACGGATACGATCTCGGCGTCTTTCATGGGAGTATTTCTGTCTGCTGCAAGGGCCATAGAGCTCTCCTTCACTTATTCTGCGTTGGGAATCCGTAGTCGAAATCCGAAAGCAAGTCCGACCTCCTTCCTCCGACTACCGACATCCATTTCTTATGCACTCAAGTTTCCATACTTTTCGAGATCGGCGGGGCTGTTTCCGAACATCTTGGCTACATGCAGGACAGCCTCATCCGCTCTGACTCCATGCTCCTTTTGTTCTTTTGCGATGTGGATGTCCCGATCCGGAACCACAGGAGGGACTTTTTCCAGATAGACCCGGAAGGCTTCGGGGTCTTTCATGGCCTGTTCCTTTGCCCAATCCAGCATTGCCGCCGTAATTTTGCGCTCTTTGAGCGCAACTGCTATAAGATCGTCACGCTCCCGTTCGGCAAGGCGCTGCTTCAGGGATGCGGCCTCCTGCACGAGGTCGGCCTTTTGTTTGAGCGCCAGGATTGTGCCGATTACTTCGCTCTTGCCCGCCGTACTCTGTAGATCGAGTGCATGCAGAATCTCCTTTGACATAACCTCGATCACTTGCGTCGCTTCATTCAGTTTCGCTTCAATTGCCTCCAGGATTTCCTTTTCGGTAGCGCTTTCCTCAAGCCCGAGCCTTTTGACAAGCTTCGTCAGTAAATCCATTTTTTCCTCCTTTTTTCCATCGGGGTTCTCGTGTTTTATGTCGTTCGCTCTCTCGCGGTCCGGCGCTTTAGCCACAATGGGACGAATCGAATTGAGCCGTGGCGCGTTCGTAAGCGCGAGTCGGAGGAGCTCCACCAGGCGACGCTCTCCTCTCGATATAAGAAAGACCGGAGAGTAATAGCGGTACTCTCTCTTTTCCAGGTACTGCCTCGCGCGTTCGGTCCACTCGACAACCGCCCACAGCCCCTCGTCGCCCCGGTTGTCGAGCGCCTTGATCCACCCGGCGGCCGGGGCTTCCTGATCCGCTTCTGTCTGGTGTTCATAGTCGATCACCATATCGACGCCCCGGTCGTTGAATCTGCGGATCACCTCCTCCATCGCCGTCTCGTCGACCAGGAACGGTTCGTCGCCCTTGATTTCAACCCATCCGCAGGGAAAGATTTGAAGTTCGCAGGGCGCGGCGTTTCTTTCCGGAAGGGACGCGGCGACTTCCAGCGGCGGCCGAAGATCGGCGGTCAGGGAGCGGAAAGGAGCGGCCCTTTCGATTTCGAGTCTCCGGCATCCGATCTCCGAGCCCAAGTTCTGATTCCCGCTCAGGTTCTTTACGGCAATTGCTGTTTCCATGTAAGCTCCTATGCTATTGATAAATTCTTCGAACCGTGGATAGGGCGACGCCTACTACGACCCGGCTTCCAGTTTAGTTTCACCCGGTTTTCGCATGGGCGCCTTGAACCGTTCGCTCAAATGCTCCTGGCTCATGTCCAGTCCCATTTCCTGAAGAACCTTGTAGACTCGCGCCGTTTTCTCCATGTCTTCCGGATTTTCGTACACGAACCGCAGCTTGGGGGCCGGGGCGTCCCAGCCGAAGTTGAAGCCGACCAGCGGCCTCAGCAGTTGCTGGGTGAGCGTTTTAGCCAGCGCTTTGGAATCGGCGACAACCAGGTCTCGACGTACTTCTGCGTGTACAGACCCCAAGGCGTAGGACCCAGTTCCGTTTCTGCCTCCTGCCTCGCTGGTGAGCGTCTGACCGAGGATTGCTTTGCTCATCTGGGAATCGCAAAAATCGACCAGACTTGCATAGACGTTGAGCGTCCCCGTTCGTTGCGCCTCGACAAATTCGATCTCCGTATTCCTGGAGATAATTCCGGCGGCGTCGGTTCCCAGCGAGCGAACCGCCTCGAGAAGGGCGCTCTTGTCGTCCGGGCTTGCGCCCGGCTCGTATCTTCCAAGGCGAAGCGGCATCCCGTACACCTCCGCAAAGGAGACCCAATCCTTGATCGTGTAGTTCTTGAATAGATACATCCATGCGCATACACGGAGAATTCCCGCCCTTGTGTCGTAGCCCGTGCGCGCTTTGTAGCGATGGTAAATTACCTTGAAGGGCGGAAGGTCGATGCCCTGGAAGGGCTCCTCTTCTGTTAGAATCCTTGGGGACACAGAGCTCCGGAAAGTGATCTTCTTGGAATGTATCCAGCGTAGACTGCTGACTTGGACTTCCTTTCGGCTTACATGCCACAGGATCTCCATGGCGCTGTAGCCTTTCGGGAGAGAGTCCATGAGGTCAAGGATGTAGTCATCCCAGTCCGGAAGATTCTGAAGCGCTTCGCGGCAGAAATCAGCGATTTTTTTTGCCTTGGCGTCCTCACCGGAGGGGATGACTTCGGCTTCGAGTCCTTGCACTGCAAGCTTTCGAATCTGAAACTGGCTGGAAAGGTGCGGGTCCTTTTCCTCCATTTCCTCGAAAAGCTCAGCCTGCCTTAGGACATCCCCGTTGTCGGCCTCACGGAAGATCTGCGCCAGACGCTCCGGCGTAAGCCCGATCGAAGGATAAGTGCTCCAACGATCTTTCATCCGGGCAACGAACATATTTCGCGTGTCGGGCCTTCGTTGGCGGCGTTCCGGAATTGTTCGGCCGAACTGATCGTAGAGAATTCCCATTTTTGCCTCGATATAAACTTTATGTTGGCGAGTGAATGATGATGTGAATGCCTAATGCTATTCCTTATTCCCCAAGCCTTCCCTAAAACGCTCCCTTACGGGGAGGGAAGCGGCGCTTGAAAAGGCTCTCGTACTCCATCGGCTTGCCCGAGGCGCCTTGTAGCATACTCACCGCTCCCTCAAGAGCATCGGGTCCGTCATCATGAACATTCGCGTTCAGGATGTATATGAGCTGCTCGATCAGGAGCGCCTGATCGCTTTGATTCTTCTCGAAGAGAAGTTTTCCGTGCTCGACGAGATAGGAGAGCGTTCCTATGATTCTCGCTTCCTTGTTGGATGAATGGTGAATAGGCTCCCAGGGAAGATACCGTCCGCACTCTCGCGCGTAACTGTGGATGGCTTCATGGAGGAAATCCTTCAGCATGTTTTCTTCGATGCCGATTCTGCCTTTATATTGTTCGACCTGCCTGTACGCGGCTGCAAACATCTCCCCCGGCGAAGCGTGGCGAATCCAGGCGTGGAGCACACGGAAGAGCATCTTGTCCCGCTCCAGCCCCACAGTCACTATCGCCTTGAAATCATTGGCCTCGCCCGATCTCGAGCTCGGGTCAACGAAGGTGGCGACCGAGAGCTTCGGGATATCCACCTCGATCCGGTCATAATAGAGGAGCCAATCTTCTTTAAAGGGGCTTTCGTCTGCCCCGGTCAGGTTCATCATCTCGGCGCTGAAGGCGACGCTTCCCATGTTGCGGCGTTTTTTCACGAGCCGCTCCATGGGCCACGCCGCCGGCCAGAGCGGCCTTTCCGTGGGCTTCCCCTCATCGATGACGGCTTGGTAGGTTCTGGATAGGTAAAGCTTTTTACCGTCTTCATCTTTCTCCGCCATGAACTGGGCAAGCACGGATTTCGGATGAAACAAGTTGCCCACCATCACGAAGCAAAAACCTGCGCCAAGCGAGCCGATCACCGCCTTCAGGAGCCATTCCCTGCCGGCTTTTACAAGCTTGGGATTTTGCACGTTCAGATCATTCTCGAAGTCATCGACGATCGCTTTATCCGGACGGTGCTGCCGGTATTTGATCCCCCGCACCTTCTCGCCGCGCCCCCGGGCAAGGACCCTGACCCCGGTCGTCGAGCGTTTCCCGCAGGTCGTGAAGTCGTTCTTTGTCCATATCGATCCGGTCAAGTCGCCGAAGTCGTGTCGGATTCGCGGGTTTTCCTCCAGTTCAAGGCGTATGGGCAGGACGAGCCCTGTAGCCTGGTCGTTAGTGTCGGATATAATTAGAATAAAATGCCTAAACTCGAAACATATGTCGTGAAGAGGGTCCCCGAGCGAGAAGAAAGTGGACTTGGCGTGCTCTCGGGGCGCAGCAATGAAGATGCATTCATCCCGAAGGTGTCCGAAATCCGCCCATTCCTCATGGAAATCTCCGAAATCCGAATGAAAATAGTGGAGCAGGTAAGTTTTCATAAAGAACAGCTTATCCTTTCCGGCCTTTTCAATGCGCTCCCTCTGCTTCATCGGCGTATCGTCTTCGAAGGGGGAAACGGATTCCTGAATCCATGACCTCAGCTCTTCGATCCACTTATCGAATCGGTTTTCCGTGATTTGGGGACGTTTTCGCATGTTGTTCCTTGAACCGGGCAATAATGGCATCGAAGTTCCTGGCCAAGACTTTCAATCCTTCCGGGTCCAGTTCCTTTACGCTTTCAGCTATAAAGCGGAAGTGTTCGATGAATAGAGCGGGACGATCGATATCGGGAGCATTCAGATCCGGCCCCCGCGGCCTAAAATTTTCCTTGCCCAACCATTTGTGTGCAGCGCTTACGGTTTTAGTATCCAGCG